GCGAACTTGGCGGCAATCTGACCGATCGCCTTACCGATGATGGGCGCGAGTCCCTTGGCTGCCCCGGCCATCCCGAGCGTCGCAATCTGCGTGCTGGTGTTGGCGCCTACGAAGGCGTCACCCAGCCGATCGAGGATCGGGAGCACCTTGTCCCCGATGACCTTGCCGATCCTGATCGCGGCCGGTAGCCATTCGTCTCGGATCGCTGGCACCAGCACGTTGGCGATCCAGTTCGCAAGCTTGGCGATCGCCGGTACAAGTTTCTGCTGGATCAGCGGCACGCCTTTGGTCAGCATCCAATTGGCGAACTGATCGACGTAGGGCAGGAGGACGCCGCCGATCATCTCGGCAACATTGCCGAACGCCACCTTGAGCTTGCTGGTGGCGGTCGCCTGCGCCGCGGCCGAGCCGCCGAACTCGGCGGTCAGCTCTGCCAGGATGAGTTTCTGAGCCCCGAGCACGTTGCCCGAGGCGACCATCGCCTTGACCTGATCCTGCTGCTGCTGCGTGAAGCTCACGCCCACTCGGCGCAGCGCGGTCATGCCCTTGATCGGATCGTTCAGCGCCTTGCCGACCTGAATGGTCGAGGACTGGAGATCTTGCCCGAGCGCCACCGACATATCGAGGGTCGCGGCGGTCGCCTGATTAAAGATGTCATTGCCCTTACCGACCTCATTGCGGACCTTGGTAAAGGTCAGCAAGACGTTCTCGCCCGACTGGATCACCTCATCATCGATGCCGGCCTTATTGGAGAGCTGCGTTGCCAGCGCGCTGACCCCGGCGGCCGAGACGTTGGCAGCGCCACCCGTCGATTTGAGCACCGCGTTGGTCTGATTCGAGACCCGACGCGTCTCCTCGGCCGCCTGGACGAAATCGATCCCCATCTTGACGCCAAGGGCAGCAACGCCAAGGGCAGCGATTCCCGCCGCAGCCTTGAGCTTGCTGAATCCCCCCTGGACGCCGCGCGTATCGACGTCGACCTTGACCAATAAATTAGCCAGCGTCGTCGCCACGAACCGTGCCTCCGAACTGGTGCGTGAGCGCGATCATGAGCTTGCGCATCGCTTCTGGAGTCCGTGCCCCCGGTCGATCCCATTGCACCATGAAATCGCTCGGCTTGAAATGGCGGGAGGACTTGCCCCGGTTCACATTGGCGATCGTAGCGGCGACGATTCCCGCCTGAATGTCTCCACGGATCGCCCCGAGCGGACCGTCAATGTGCTCGAATGCCGCCCAGTCGGTCAGCTCCTGCGCCGAGCACTTACCCAGCAGCTCGACCACCGTCATGCCGAGATGTTCGGCTAGTCGATGGTAGAACCGTCGTTCAGGACGATCCCGAAGTTTCCCTCCGCCCTCGTCACGGCGCCTTCGGTCATGCCCGACAGTTCTTGCGCCATGTCGAACAATCGATCGATCACCTTCCCCGCCTTGGCGCCAAGCTGAGCGGCCTCATCGTCGCGGAAGATCCGCTCGTCGGTCTCGGGATCATAGAGGCACTTCACGACGAGACGGGAACGGAAGTCCCGAAGTTGGACCTCCATGTCCTTGCCACCCTGACTGAGCTTGACAGCCTTCGCTTCGTACGCATCCCGCTCGGTGCCCGTCATCCCGCGGACGCGGACCTTGACGCCCCATTCCTTGACATCCAAATCCTCGAAAGGCCGATCGTCCGCCGCGAGGATCTGAGCCTTGAGGCCGTCAGCTCGACTGCCCTTGAGATCCAATTCGTCACTCATGACGTCACTCTCATGCGAAGGTCGGGTTACCGGAAATCTTGAACGAGAAATCGGCCGACATCTTGTCGTCGTACGGGTACTCATGGCCCATGCCGGTGAGGAAGGCGGCGAAGGTCCAAGTGCCGCCTGGAGGGTTCGGCAGAACGATCTGGTAATTACGCGGCAGGGCGTCCTGGAAATCGTCTTTGAGTGGCAGATGGATGGCAGGATCCCAATTGACCGTGAAGGTGACTTCGCCCGGATTCTTCAATCCGCCGACGAACTCCCTGAACCCCTCGGCAGAATCATGCGAACTGACATCGATCGTGTCTCGTTCCAGTCCCGGTCCCGTGATGTTGGTTGCCTCACCGATCGTGCTGAACACTTCGGGATTGGCGCCGTCGCCCCTCTGGAACTGCGTCCCGAATGCGCTATATCCGGCCATTCGCTCACTCCTGCTCGGTAGCTGTCCGCAAGCGTACCAAGGCCCGCCGCAGTGTGGGCTGAGGGTCCCTCAACGTCTGATCGAAATCAAACCGTGTTTCGACGTGGTGGAAGCCCTCGATCTCCAGCGGTTGATGATCGAATAGCTGGATCAGCCGATTCTTGATCTGGTGAACCTGCCGGAATCCGCGTTCGTCGCTCCAGACCGAAAGCGTCGAGACCGTGAGCCAGCCGATCGAGCCGTGCGCGTTGTCCGGCGTGGTGAACGCCTCACCGATCACGACATACGGCCGCTCCGCCTCCTCTGGCACATAGTCGTAGACGCCGGCGCCGAGCGTCTGTTTCAGCTCGTTATCGGCCGAGGCGATCGCGTAGATCGCCTCCTGGATCGGCAGCGTCGGGGAGAATGTTTCGGGCGGTTGCGTCATAGCCGTCGCAGGTTCCTGCGGATCTTGGCGGCGACGTCCCTTGCGAAGTGGTTGCCGGTAATGGCTGCCGCTCTCGATCCAGCCGGCTGCGCCGGACGTGAGAACGTGCCGAACTCCACGAACGGCGCGTAGCCGATGTCGCTGTAGGCACCATCGTCGTCGGCTTGGATCGAATCTCGGTAGGCGCCGGTCTCCACCGGAGCACCCTGGAGCCATTCCTCGACCACAGCCTCAGCGCCGTCCCGCTGCGCCTCGGTGGCCGCCTCGATCGTGAACACGGCGGCCTCGACCAGCTTGCGATTGAGCTTCGCCATACCCTCGACCCTGACGGCCATTTATCCGCCCGCCTCGACTCGGCGAGCCGTCACCCGTAGGCGGCCGAATGGCTGGGGATAAGTCACCGATGCCGTGAGCACTAACAGCCGGTCGGCGTCCCGGTGCAGCTCGTCGTTCCGGTCGATGTCGGCTCGGACATTGAAGTAACCGGTATGCGTGTGTTCGGCACCGGCCACCTGCGCTTGAATCAGCTCTCGGCCTACAAGCTCGCGCACGTCGCCGCGCGCGGTGGCAACTTGAACCATCGTGATCGTCTGTCCGCCCGCACCGTCATCGATAGGAACCGGCCGGTGGATCTCCCAGGTCGAGTATCCGCGCATCAGCCCACCTTCGGTTTGGTGTGGCGACCGATGCGCAGCATCCGGGCGATGTCATTGTCCACGAACGGCACGCCAGTCGTCCCACTCTCGGCCATGAACAAGATCGCATCAGGCGAGCGCCGTCGAGCGAACAGCCGACTTGCCAGCATGAGCGCGCCCAGCTCCAGCGTCTCAGCTTCGATCTCGCCCTGGAGCGAATAGGTAGCCGGTTCCACGAGCACGCCATCGTCGTCGGTGACGAAAGCGTCTTTGCGCACCCGCTGGACGAAACGGATCGCCGCGTTTAGACGACGTGTCAGTGCGGCATCGTCCTCCGTCTCCATGTCGGGAATGGCGAGATCATCTTTCAGTTGGATCAATGCCGGAGGCCACGACATGGCTCCAGCCTATTGCTCCGACCGGCGTAGAACCGCGATCCAGCGAGCACCAGATTTCTGCCAGACGGCAGCCGGCGGACGAGGATCGATGCCCGCCTCCAGCACCGCATCGATGCCCACGAAGGTGAGGGTCGCGGGATCAACATCGATCGCACCGCTGGCGATGGCCAGCACCGCATCGACGCCCACCAGATTCAGGATCGCGGTATCGACCAGGACGATCAGTCCGGTGGTGAGCACGGCATCCTGACCGACTAGCGCCAGAATCGCCGGATCGGCCGCCAGGATCGCCGCTCCCGTGCCGCCGAGGGTCGGGGTGATGCCCAGCACCTGGAGCACCGCGGGATCGGCTACAGCGGCCGCAGAGCCCGTCCCGGCGAAAGTCGCTTGGATGCCCGACAGGACAAGCGTGGCGACATCCGCGATCCGATCCGCGGTGCCGGTTCCGGCCAGGGTGCCATCCACGCCGGTCAGGATCAGGGTCGCCGGATCGACCGCGACGATCAGGCCCGCGGTGGCGAGATCGGCCTCAACACCGAGCAGGGTGAGGATGGCGACATCGGCAGTAACGCTCGCCGTGCCCGAACCGGCCAGCGCGGGATCGACGCCAGTCAGGATCAGCGTGGCGACATCCGCTATCCGATCCGCTGAACCCGAACCGACAAACGTGGCATCGATGCCGGTCAGGGTGAGGATCGCCGAATCGACCGTGATATTGATCGGACCAGCAGCAGCGGCTTCTATTCGCCTTGACCGCCGAACGTTGCTGTTACGTGGCATCAGACCACGACGTCAGGCAGGTTCTTCCCAAAGGATCCAGGGAACGCTGTTGATGGAGACCGAGAAGGTGGTCCGTATCTTGAGGAAGCGGCCCGCCTTGACCGCTGGATGCCGCGCCTCGGGAAAGAAGACTCCATATCCGGT